AACCGATGCAGTGACGATCAGGGAGGCGTATAACTGATGCACGATGTTGTGGGAATTGAAGAACGATCGCAGCGCGCTCGCGTCCCCGTACTCCATCGTGCTCACGAGATCGAGGGTAGCCATATCACCACCTCTTACCACGCTTATATTGTAACGCTATCAATGAGAAGGTGAGCCCGTTGAACGCCGAGGTGATCGTCGCCCCCATGTACTTGCCCCCGCCCGTGGCCGCGCTGCTGGGAACGAAGAGATAGCCCGCAATGGTGAAAGTGATGTTCTGGGAGGTTCCGTTCTGCCACTGAATGACGCCCTGCGTCGCGTTCAGCCACGTGATCGTGGGAAGGTTGCCGATGGCGGACGCGGACGCCGACTGCATCTCGTTGTCGGTCGTCACGGTGAGCGTCTGCGTGCCCGAGCCGCCGTAGGTCACGCCCAGCCCTATTTTCAATACCTGCTTGTCGAGCAGCGGGTCGTTGCCGCTCCAGAGCTTCGTCTGGATTCGAGAGGCGATAGCCCCGGTGGTGCTGGCGAGCAACTGATACAGGTTGGCCGCATCGAATCCGAAAAGCGTCGTCGTTCCCGATATCGGCAGATAGGTGATGAATCGCAGCCCCGTGCCCTGCGATGCGATGAACCACTTGTTATTGAAAAAGACCGCGATCACGGTGCGGCTGCTGTTCGCGGGCGTGAAAATATCATTGAAGGTGAAAAGGAACCCCGCGCACAGGATGTTGTTCACAAGGAACTGCGCGCCGGACACCGGGGCGGCGAAATTTATCTGCGATACCAGCCGATCCAGGTCGTCGGAAATCTTGAGAGGCGTTGCCCCGGATAGAGAATAAACGCCGGACGTATTGAAGAAGAGAATGCTCCGGTAATACGCGACAATGGAATTGGGGAGCGTCGTCCCGATGGATGCGGTTATGTTCGTGCGCGTGAAGGTCGTCACGCCACCGGACACGGCGACGTTCCCCAGCACGTCTATCGAGTCGTCCCCGAAGATGTACATGAAGTTGTTCGCGGGGAAGAGCGCGGTGATGTTGTTGTGCAGCGTCTCGTCAGAAATCGTGAACGATCCACCGGCTCCGGCGAAGCTGTTGTAGCTCGCGACGTCGGTGAAGGAAACCGTTCGGTTCTTTCCGATCCACACCCGGCCGGCGAAGGTGCAGATTGTCGTGCCGGTGGTGCCCGCCGCGATCACGGTGCGCGTATTGGGCGCCGTGATGTTCCAATCCATGTATCCGTTCGCGGAATCGATGATGACGATACCCGCGTTCTTCCACTGCGCCGCGGCCACACCCCCGTTCGTGAAGGTGCCCGCGGCCCCGACGACGGTCTTCGTGTAGGGAGAAGTCGCGAGCGTCTGGTAGGCGCTCCCGTCGGAGTAGAACGAAAATATGTAATCGGACCCGCTGATGTTCGCGGGGAAGACGTAGGTAACGGTGAGGCCGGCGTAGGTCTGGAGCGCCGCCGACGGGGCCGGGATGACGGGCAGGTTACCCGCCGCGATCGGCTGGACGTTTTCCAGCCAGTAGAATTGGCTATCCCCGATGGATTGCCGCGGCGAGCGAACGTTCATCCCGCCGAATTCGGTGAAAACGATGTCGTCTACGGCCCCCTCGCCGTCGAGGCGCTGCTTGTTCTCCGTAAGGTGCCGGACCCCAGCAGACTGTGCCACGGCCTACCCCCTACCGCTTGCGCCGGTGCCCTGATAGATGTCCGGCACGCGCCGAGTGTAGGAGGCGATGCGCTGCTTCATCACGAGGTCGTACTGCCCCTTGAAGGTTTCCGCCTCGCCGTAGGACTGGTCGTTCTGCTTCGCGAGGTAGGCGGCGTACCACTTGACCGGGTCCTGCATCATGACCGGGATGGGGTCGATCGTGGATCCGGACAAGTCCGATGGCAGGATGACGCTGTCGATCTCCAGCGCGTAGGTCTGATCGGGCTGGGGCGCGATGTAGATGCCGGTCTCGCCGTAGACCGCCCACATGGCCGGCATGCGCTGCCAGGTGGTCCACGCGCGCATGAGCGCGGAGAATTCAGAGAACGGCTTCCACGTCATCTGGGGCTTCATGTTGCCCCAGATAACGCTCGCCGAAATGATGTCGTACGTGTTTACGTTGATGACGCCGAGCGTGATGACCGCGCCCGTTCCTGCCGCCGTGGTAATAGTGGCGGTAGGGGCTGAGGAGTAGCCGCTGCCGTAGTTGGTGAACGTGATAGCGGTGACCGCGCCTCCCGAGACCGTCAACGAAGCGGCTACACCTGAGCCCCCACCTCCTGAGAACGAAACCGTGTCGCCGGTGAGATACCCGGACATTGTGCCCGAAATTGCGGCACCACCCACGGTGCCGAATGTGTACTGCTCGACGCCCTGCGTGCAGTAGGTCGTCTGCAGCGAGCGCAGACAGCCCGTGTCCATGACGAGCTGCCGGCGCGATTCATTGATGTAGCGGTCGAGCTGGGTGAGCGACCATATCTGCTGGTTCGGGTCATGCAGTAGATCGGCTACCGCAGCCTCGTAGGTCGCAAGGGTGGCCACGGGCCATTACGCTGCCGTGGCGGGCCGATCGTCGCGCAGTTTCACCTTCACGAACGCGCCCGCCTCGAAGGTGAAATTGGCGAGCTTCTTCACACTCTCCTCGTCCTTCACCCAGCCCTTCATCGCGTCGAGCTTGTTCGCCCACCCCAGGCGCACGAGGTTCTCGGTCTTGTCCTTGCGTCCGTACCCGAGCATGTGCGCCGCGGCGTCGTCCGGAACCTCCACAGTCTCGGAGGGCGGGAAATGGTAGTCCACGCCGTCGTAAGTGTCGAAGTGGTCGAACGCGTTGTGATTGGTCACAAATATCATGGGTCACTCCATTACATGGGCTGGATGATGCACTGGTCCTCGGTCGCTCCGACGGTGGCGGTGAGCACGCCGACCGTGCTGGTGGCGCCGGTGGGGCCGGCAGCGTAGATCACGAAGGCTTGGGCGAATCCGGCCGAGGCCCCGAAAATAGACGCCGACTGGATGCCGTAGCCCGGGTCCTGAATCACCAGGCCGAGCGAGCTACCGAGGTTCCCCGCCTGCGAGATCGCCCCCGAGGCCATCGTGAACCCGGTGAAGATCGCCGGGCGCGAGTATATCGCCTGCTTGTCGTAGAAGATGTTCGAGCCGATCGAAGTGCCCGTTACCTGCCACGCCGGCACGGTGCCCCAGAAGGCGATCGAGGAGCCCAGGGACGCCGCCGCGGTGGTGACCGAGAGCCCGGTCATGGTGAAGTTCATGACCGCCTGCGCGGTCAGGGTCGATGTCGACACCGTGAAGGAGAGCGCGGGCGCCACGGTGAGCGGGGTCCCGTACTTGGTCGGGTAGATCGCCGCCACGAGCGAGGTCGTGATGGAGCCGGAGACGGCCAGGGACGCGCCGCCGCCGGTGATGTCACCCGGGGCTGGCAGGACCACGATCGAGGGCAGGCCCACCATCCCGGCGCCGGTCGACAGCACGGTCACCGACGAGATGGACTGGCTCGTCAGAACCGCCTTCGCGGTCGGGATGATGTAAGGCGTCGCTCCCTGATTCGCAGGGGGGTTGAAGATGATCTGCGGTGGCGAGGTGTAGCTCGACCCGGTCGAAATGATGGAGGTGGCGAGCTGCGCCAGCGCGCCGCCGAAAAGAGCGTTCCACGTGGAACCACCGGCCGAGGCGACCACGGATTGGCTGTTCAGTCCCGCCGCCGGGGTGCCGCCGGTCATGCCGGTGATGAAGGCAGCCACCGGGCACCCGGTCGAGTTGACGATGCGGAAGTTGGTCCCGTCAGATGAAATGACGAGGAATCCGGTCTTGGCCGGGGTGAGCGTGCGCCAGTACTGGAGATTCTGGTCGTAGGTCTGCAGATCGCAGAACTGGCCCAGGTTCACGATGTACTGGCCGGTCAGCGTGTAGCCGGTGAATCCTTGCTGGGACGCGCCGAAGGTGCCGACGATGCCCTGACCGACCGGCAGCAGGTAGGACATGCCCCCCGACAGGGGCACGGTCATCGGGGGATAGAGGTTCTGTCCGCCGGAGATTTTGTTGATGGGCATTGTCTATTTCCTCAATGAAATCAAGGAGCTGTCAAATTGTCACAAAAGTGAAGCCGCTTACGATAGTGCAGGCTTTCGGCTTCGCCAGCACAAACTCCAGCAGCGACACCACCGCGCCGATGTACCCGAGCTGGAAATTGGACAGCGTGGACTCGAACCCGGTGAAACTGAAGGCCGCGCGCTCGTGAATATAGAACGCGCCGTAGCTCGTGTTGAAGAGATACATCAGCCCCTCGGGGCAGTACGGGTCCTGATAGATCGGCACGCCCGCGACCACCAGCGCTCTGAACGCGGAGCGCGCGCCCCAGGATTCCTGATCGAATCCCTTCTCGGGGGTGATAACGTAGGACTCCTGCGGCAGGTAGTCGTTGGCGAGCGTCTGCCAGGTCGCCGGCCCCATCATGCCGAAGCTCGGTACCTCGCCCGAATTCTTGAAGGTCCCGGTGATGTACTGCATCACCAGCGCGCGCGTCGGATTGACCGAGCCCGCGGCGTAGCGCTTCGCCTTCAGCCACGTGTTCGTGGTGCGCGAGAGCCCGCCGTAGGTCACGAGCTGCGTGCCATCGTCGATCGCGCCCGGCAGGCCGATGACTTGCTGGTTGTTCGAGGTGTTGTTGTAGAGCGCGGTCGCAACACCGTCGCAGTAGACGTTCCCCGCGTCGTTCATGCGCGCGGCGGCGAGATTGATGATCTCGTGCGCCTGCTGGATCAGCCCCTCGAATCCCAGATACGGGATCGGAATCAGCGCGCCCTTCAGGTTGAACTCCAGGTTGGAGATACCGGGCTGCGGCGCGGGCTGTGCGAACGAGCCGTCGTAGCCGACCCAGCTCATGTTCACCATCTGCTGGCCCTGCGCGGGCACGGTGACCGATGAGACACCGCCCGAGGCGGGCTGCGCGTTCGCGATGAGCGCGGCGGCGAGCGGGGACGTGTTGTAGATTTGGACGACGAGCTTCTTGACGAAAGCGCGCCGCACGACGTTCTGCAGTTCTTGTCCGAGTGAGCCTGCTCCCCCACTCGGGATGACGCCCGTTCCTAGCTGCGGCACGATAGCCTCCTTCTATGTGCCCCGGTCACGGGCGATGAAAAATCAAGCGGCACGCGTCGCGAGCCCCTCGTTCAGAACCTTGGTTGCTTCCGTCAGGAAAATCCGGTCGAGCGCCTGCTTGTTGCCGATGCCCGCCCCCCAGATTTTCGCGTCCGGCATGTCGTACACCGGCGCGCTGATCTGCATCGGGGTGGGCTCGGAGACGGTGCGCGACGCCTTGAACACGCGCGCCGCCGCATCGTGCGTCGGGATCGGGTTCTCTTTGTCGGTCATGAGCTTCTCGACTTCGAGCACCTCTTCGTCGTTCAGCTTGTACTTGTCCTTGATGCCGGAGCGGGCGCGGTCGATCTTGTCGCGCACATCGCGCTCCAGGATCTTCGCTTCGAGCTTCTCGCGCTCGGCCTTTTCCGCGGCCACGGCCGCCATGACGCGGTCGGTCGAGTCGATCTCGGGAATCGAGAGGTTCGGGTTCTTTTCCTTGATGAGGCGCTGCATCCGCTCGCGCGTGTCGGGCGCGGTCAAGAGCGTCTTGAAAAGATTGTCCGACTGCTGCAGCGCCTTCGTGTGCTCGATCAGGTCTTCGTGCGACAGGTCTTCGAGCGAGGGCATGGTCTACTTCCCGCCCGGCTTCGTGAGGCGCAGATCGTTCGAGTCCGGTATGCCGTTCACGCTCGGGACGACCTTCGAGGGACCGGTGAGGCCGCCCATCTCGGCGTAGCGCGGCGGATTGATGACGGCGCCGTTGTTCTTCTTGTTGTCGGTGGGCATTCTCAGACCACCTTCGGAGGGACGCAGGAAATTGGACATGATCGTCTCCTATGCAGGCATCGCCTGCGGTTGTTGCGGGGCGCCGCCGCCACCGGCAGCGGACTTCATGAGCATTTTCTGGACATCCGAGCCACCGCCCGACTGCGGCATGGCGCCCACCATCTGGCGGATCTCAGCGGGGTGAAGGTCGGACGTGTCGGAGTCGCCGAAGGACTTCGCGAGCATGTTGAGGACCTTGAGAACGTCCTTCCCTTCCTTCGTCTCGGAGCCGAAAACCGGGAGCGCCTGCTCCAGCATGTTCATCGCGATATGGACGTTCACGCGAGCGGCTTCCTTCAGCCCTTCCTTCTCCTGCGGTTGGGGCATCGGCGAGGCGGGACCGGAGCGCGGCGTGCCGGGCGCGGCAGGCTGTCCGCCGGGCTGGCCGCCCGGGGCGCCGCCCTGGCCCTGGCCCTGGCGCAACATCGCCTGAATCGCTT